TCTACGGCGCGGCCTCCACTCTGGCTACCATGATCGCCGCCTTGTTCGGGGATGACGACGAGCCGTTTGACTTTGACACCGAGATGCGTGAGTTCTTTGGCGAAGCCCTCTACAAGGGCGCGTTCAACTACGTCACCAACTTGGAACTGGCCAACCGCGCAGGTATCGCCACAGACTTGTTGTTCCGTGATGACCCCAAGGGTGTTGCTGAACACGGGTACGTGCTGTCTGCCTTGCAGCAAGCCATCGGCCCAATCGGTTCCATCGCAGTCAACACTGGCAACGCTTTCAACATGTTCAGTGATGGCAACGTGGGACGTGCCATTGAGACGCTTTCTCCTAGCTTCTTGCGCAACGGCATCAAGGGCACACGGTATCTTGTCGAGGGTGCTACAACCCTCAAGGGTGATCCGGTCATGGAGGACATCAGCGCGTACAACTCCCTCATGCAGGTCATCGGGTTCAGCCCTGCTGATCTGTCGAGCACGTACGAGAAAGTGTCCGCTGCCAAAGGTTACGAGCGTGAGGTCAACGCACGCCGAGTGAAGTTGTTGCAGCTCTACGACATGGCCCAGCACGCTGGTGACACGGAGATGATGGGCATGGCACGGGAGAAGATCGCTGAATTCAACGAGACGGTTCCCGCCAAGCGCATCACGGGTGACACCCTGCGCAGGTCAATCGCTGCAAGGGCTGCTGCCGAGAAAGACATGATCAACGGTGTTCGCTTCGACAAGAAGCTGCGTCCAGAGATCGAGGCAAAGTTCTTTGACGATGAGGAATAAAAAAGGCCCCGACTAAGCGGGGCCTAAACTTCCGAAGAAGCAGAGTGCGGGGGAAGTATACCGTCTTTGCGCCATGCACGCACGCCGTACACGCCCTTCTCAACAACTTGTTTGGACACAACGTCCAACCCGTGCCGCTCCGATTCACGTGTGATAAAACGCTGCACCTCGCGGCGGTTCAAGCAAGGCACAAAGAACGATGTGCCCGGCTGAAACTTTTGCCACTCAATCAGCAGGTGCAATCCCAGTATTGTCGTCAAGTAAAACCCCCTCGCTAAAGAACTCCAGCTTGGTCGTGTCAAAGCACAACGAGTTGACTGGGGCTTGCGTATTGGCCACGGTGCCAGCAGTCATGCGTTTCTTCTTGATGCCCACCAGCGCACCGCTCTTGCGGTAGGGGATCATGGTCTCCTCGAAGTTGGTCATGGTCTTGGCGCAGTCGTCTCTGTAGGACCGTGCAACCACGTACAGCATCTTGGTGTCAGGCTCATACCGCGCAGTCAGCGCACCACGTGGCTCCTTGATCGGGCCATGCTCCAGACCGTTGCGTGCGTCCTTGTTGCCGTTGATGACCAGAATCTCGTGGAAGTGGCGCTGCAAGAAGCCGCCCAGATACTCGTCGTTGTCAAACATGTATTCACGATGCTGGACACGTGTGTCCTTGATGAGCTTCACGCCGTATTCAAACACAGGCTTGATCGGTATGTCGTGCAGCCCCAGCTTCTTGGCGATGGTCCCACCTGCAACGGCCAGAGAAACGGCCAGTGCCCAGTACCGCTCCGAGTTCTTGATCTCCGCAGCTTGCTCTACACGCAGTTGGACTTCAGCCATCTTGGCCTTGACCATCGGTAGCTGGCCCACCAGTGCTTGGGAGAACGGCTCAATCGCGTGCCCGTAGTTGTCCATCAGCTTGCCAAAGTGCTCCCGTGCCCATGTGGCATCGTCATGCGGGTCAGGCTTGACCGTGATCTCCAAGATACGTTTGAGTTCGCCATCTGGAAAGTTCTTGATGGACAGCAGTGCGTCAGTGATGGAGCGGTTGGATGAGGTGACCATGCCCGTCTGCCACTTGGTGTTGTTGGCACGCTCGGCGTTCTCGTGCTGGCGCATGCGGTTCTTGCCCCGACCCGAAGTCACGTCATACACTTGCTGAGACATCTGATCCGGTGGCATGTTGGTGATCTCGTCCATCGTCACTGCAAAGCTCTGCATCACACCCAGACGGGACATGCGTGAGTTATATGTGTCTTTAGGTGACAGCAATAATTCCTTGGGCCGACCGTAGATTGAGTTGATGGCTTGCAGGATTGTCGTCTTGCCAGAGCCTGACTCGCGGCTGACCAGATTGAGCAGAAAGCCATCAAGCGCCGTGAACTTCATCAGCAGCGTGCCAAAGCCCATGAAGAAAGCAAAGGCCCGGTACTCCATGCCCGGACGACCGTAGACGTTGATCGTGTCCTTCCATATTTGGAAGTCACCCTTGGGGGTGAACAGCGGCACGTGCGGCAGTGTTGGTGCAGAGGGTGGGCTGTAAACAACCTCCGTTGCACGGATTTCTCGGTCCCCAACAATGATGCCGGACTCGTCCTCCAGCCAACCAAATTGCTTGTGTGCCTTGTCTGCCTGTGAGTGCATCTGTAAATCCTCAACCCATTTTGTGACGTAGTACATCAGCGAGTCTTGCAACTTGCCGAGCGCCGTGATGCCGTGCGATGCAACGGTGCTGATAAATTTCTCTTTGGACAACACGCTGGCCAGCGGCATGATGAACTCACGCACACCATCTTTTGGCAAGTGCAAGCGCAGCAGGATGGTCTCGCCCAGATCGGGGTCTTGCATCCGCTTAACCACATAGAAGTCATACGGGTACACCAGCACCTCGATGTCGTTGTCGTCACGATCCTTGGTACGTTGGTAGATGCCACCTGTCTTGCCCCGAAAGAACGGGTATGGGTACTTGGGGATGACGTAGGTCTTGGCTTCCTTGGTCGCTGGTTCCAAATCGGTAACAACGCTGTCTTCTTCCGTGGCTTCGACAATCTCTTTGCCAAGCTGAATGGGGGACGTGAACTTGTGGGTGCAACCCTCGCACACGGCGGGGTTCAGTTTCTTGAATGTCTCGCAGGTATACGGACCCTTGGTCTCGCTGGCCTTGCGCTCAGTTTCTGCTGAGTTGTAATCGGGGTGCTTGCTAGACAGCACGTGGATGGCTTTGTCACGGTCCACACACTGGTGGGCAATGCTCAGACCTGCACGCCACAGCGGCTCGTCAATAGTTGTCTGGTTGTCAAAGATGTGCAGTAGCTGTGCACAACCTGTGCCCTCGACGGACTTGAGCATGATGGTCTTGAAGCGCGACTGGCTGGACCCCATGAGGGCCAGAGTCACTGCGTCCATCGGGCGTTTGAAGTCGGCCTTGTCAAGAACTGCCAAGATGTTTTCAGTAGGCTCTAGGACCTCATGTAAAACCTCACTTGTCAAGAAAGGGGCAACGTAAAGAATCTCGACCGGGATTGGGTTGGTCGGGTCCTTGAGGTGATTGGTCTCAGGCACGCGCAGCACACGGGCTGCATCAGCGGGAACGGCACGGTCAATGTCAAACTTGTGCTCCTCGCACAGGTCCTTGAGTCTCTCGGCGTATGGCTTCCATTCTTGCCGGGGCATGGCTTTTTCCAGTACCCAGTACACGTGCGCACCGTGGCCTGACCGTACTATGGTGGGCTTGGGCAGCTTGGTAGCCTTGCAAAAATTCTTTAGCGCCGCCAGCCCTTCGGATAACGTAGCGTATGGTTTGGTTGGGCCACAATCGAGGTCCAGAAAAAACGACTTGAGCGAGATGGCGTTGGTCGCGTATCGACCGTTGTCCTTGGGGCCGTACTTGGCCATGCCGTAGAAAGCGTTGTAGCCCTCTGCTTGCAATCCATCTGCCTGTGCACTCAATTCTTCGATGGAGGTTGCGAACTGCTGACGCACTCGTGTCTCATCGTTCTCTTTCTTATTACCCCAACTGCAATAGTGCTCACCGTCTTCCAGCGGTGAAAGCACCAGCCCGAGAAAATCGTTTCTCGAAATCATAGCCGTCCTTGAGCGTCATTAAAAAGAACGGGCAGGGGTGTGACGGAATCACCCTCTTCGGTAGCTAACCTAGCCCTTCTTAACCTGTCAAGTCAATTTTGCAATCAACTTTTGCATCTTGTCGGCATGCTTGCCGGATACAACTGCTTTTCCGCGAAACCAAGAATATACAGTCACCCGACTCACATGGAAGAAGTCCGCAACATCAGTTACGGGTATGTCCCGATCAACGCACAGCTTGCCCAGCTTGACACCGAGCAAGGATTGGTTTGCCTCGTTGATCTCCTGCACTGTAAGTGTGGAGTAACCTTTGGACATTACTCGTCGTCCCACTCAGACAAGATTTGCGACAGGTCACTCTTCGGTGCAGCGGCTTCCTCTTTCTTGGCTGTACGTTTGACAGGTTCCTGTACAGGTTCTGCTTCCACCTTGGGAGCAGGTGCGGCCTCGGCTTTAGGGGCTGGTGCAGGTGCAGGTGCTGCCGACTTTGCGGTCTTCGCACCGTCTGCCTCGGCCACGGTCATGGTGATCGACTTCAGCGCGGCATCAGACTTGCCTTGGTTGATGACAATGTGGTGTTCGGCGGCTTCCAACACTTTGACTGGCTTGAACGTCAGCTTGGGTGTGGCGCTGTCTGTGTCGAATCGCATCTCAGTCACCACGGCAGTGATCGGGATACCCTTGCTACCAATCATCTTGGCGTATGTTTGCAGGGGCCACTTGCCCGGTGCACCTTCACCAAAGATTGACGCCGCTGGCAGAGTCAACTGGAATACATCTCCTTGGATGTCGTTGGCCAACACCACGGCCAGACGCTGGCTGTAGCGGCAAGCCTTGCTGTCACCTTGACCGGAGCCCTTGGCGTTCTGTGCGCAGTCCACGCAGCGTTTGGCTTGCGGGATGCTTGCCTTAGCATCAGGCACGTCACCATCGGCAGACCAGCAGTCAGGTGCTGCCACATCGCCACCCTCAGAGTATTGCTTGAGATAGAACGTGCGCGACACCTTGGGTGCAGCGGCCACGACCACCACGTTCATGGAGCGGTCTTCGTTCTTGGCAATCTCTTTGCCGTTGACCATCATGCGCCACACACCACCCTTGATGGAGATGCGCTTCATACCACCGCCGCCACTGCCCATCAGGGCCTTGGTTGCATCGTCCAGTTCCATTTCCTTCAGGTAAGAAGGCAGACCGACATCCAACATTGCGAGATCGTTACTCATGATTTTTCCTTACTTTTTGATGATGACTACAGTTTGGTTCACATCCGCATTTAGCCCCGGAGGATGGAGATCGGGGTTTTCTTCCAAGAACTGGGCCATGTTCGCGTTGTGGATGCGTTGCTGCATCAGCGAAAAAGCGTCCTGCTCTTTGACGAATTTGAAGAACGAGTCCCAGTCGCTAGACCAGTAGTTCTTGGTGACACGTTTAGACACAGTACCGTGCTCGGTACGGATGGTGGTAGCCCCTTGGGCCTTGCAAATCTCAAGTAGCTCAGAGGCTACAAGGTCTTGCTTCTCTTTTAGTTCGGCAGCTTGGCGTTCAAGCTCTCTGCGTTTGTCACGCATCTTGACGTAGATGCGGGTCAGTCTTTCGACTGTGGGTTCTTCACTCATTGCACTCTCCTTCGTTTGTAAAAGGTCTAACTATTATAGGGCCTCTATTTACATTGTCAAGTGTCTTCAACAATATTTTTGTAGAGGTCGATCAACCGTGTATGGATGTCCACTTTCTCAGTCAACATCTTGTAGACGCGATGTTCTACAGGACTGCCTTGAAGATGCACAACCGTACAAGGATTGCGTTGCCCCGCACGGTGCACCCGTGCGTTGGCTTGTAGGTAGGTCTCGATGGAGGTGATTGGCCCCCACCACACGACCACGTTGGCTGCATGAAGCGTCACGCCGTGCGCGGCAGCTTGTGGCTGGATGACCAGCACCTGCGGCTTTGTCTCAGCTTGGAACGCTGCAAATATTTCTGTGCGCTTGTTGACGGGCACGCCGCCGTGGATGGTCTCGCTTGAGATGCCTTGCGCCTTGAGTTCTTCAGCGATGATGTCAATCGCATGCCGGAACGGTGCGAACACGATGACCTTGTGGCTGGCTTCCTCAATCACCTCAAGCAGGGCGCTCATGCGGGACTTGGCATCAAAGGCCACGACCTCTCCGTTATCTGCGTACACCGCGCCACACGACAGTTGTAGCAACTTGTTTAGGTTTGCTGCTGCGTTAACCGTGGTGATCTCCTCTCCAGCGGCCACGGTCATCATGTTCTTTCGCAGGGCATCGTAAAACCTCTGCTGCTGTGACGACAACGGCACTTCGCGGGTCACGTACGTCATGTCAGGCAGGTCCAGACACTCTTCCTTGGTGAAGCGGATGGCTGGCTGCAACACATCGTGCAACACCTTCTCAGACGTGTGCTTGGGCACCCACTTAAAGTTCGTGATCTTCTGCATCACTTGGTCACGGAACGCACCAAAGAACTTGGGCACTCCGGTTGGGTTGATGATCTTGGCCAAGCCGTAGGCATCGGTCGGTGACTGCGATGCAGGTGTACCCGTCAGCATCCACACCCACATGTCGGGCTTGATGACTGAGTTAAGAATCTTGAATCGCTTTGTGCTCACGTTCTTGTATGCGTTGGCCTCGTCAATCACGATCAGATCGAACTCGCCATTTGCCACGGCATCACGGATGATCTCAAGCCCGTCAAAGTTGCAGATGACAAACTCAGCCTCGCTCTGTGCTGCGGCAATCCGCTTGTCCTTGGAGTAGCTGTGGGCGATGGCCACGGTGCGGTGCATGGCGAACTTAAACAGGTCACCCTCCCAAGCTGCGGACATGATGGACAGAGGGCAGAGCACCAGCACCCTGCGAATCTTGCCGATCTTCATCAGGTAGTCTGCGGCCCAGATCACGCTGGATGTCTTGCCTGTGCCTTGCTCGTTGAAGCAGAACGCACGGCGGTTCATCGTGAGGAAAGATGATGTCACACGTTGGTGCGCAAATGGGCGATACAGCCCCGGCCAGTCGTACGATCCGTTGATGGGCGATGGCACATTCTTGATGCGCATGTTCTTGAGCACCTGTGCTTCATCTAGCCCCCACTTGACCAGCACCTCGCCAGATTCAAGCAGCTTGCTCTTGGGGATCACGGTGGTGATGCGCCCCGGTTCACGTACCTTGAGAAGTAACGCCTTGTTGTCAATGATTTGCATTTTGTTTGTAGTACCGGGCTATTGATTTTTGGACTGCTGCGGCAGGGGTCTTGGCGGGTGGGCCGCTCATCACCACATCGCCGTGCCGGGTTTCAACATCGGCGGCGTAACGTAGGTCAGCCTTACCGTGCGTGGCGCTGTATACCTCGCACATCAACAGGTATCTGTCCTGTAGTTTTAGCAGGGCTTCAAACTCATTTTTCTTCATTGCACTCTACCCACCCAATGACAAACATCCCGAAAGTGGGTTGTCCACAATCGAGGTCAGCGACCACTTACGGTGGTCAGTCGGTTAACTCACTCCCCTAGGATGCGGCGAAGCGTCAACTGGTGTAGTTCAATCTGCTCCCAGCTAATCTTGCCGTGCCACCCACACCTTACGCACGGGGATTCACACAACAATTCTAGGCCAACTGCATGCGCTGTCAAGCGCGTTTACGTTCCCTTTTGCTTGTTTCTGACACAAGATTACTTTTTGCATCTCGTGCAAACGAACGGTTGCTTGATCGTGACTCCACCCGTGTG